CCAGAAACTACATCAGTTTTACCATCATCACCTTTGAAAATATAAGAAACGTCTGTTCCTTGCCTCTCAACAGTTTTAGATAAACTGCCAGTTTTTGTGACTCCTCTAGCGTCTTGATATTCCCACTTAGATTCATCAAGTTCAACAGATTCTTTATACATATTCAATTCAAATGGTTTTGAGCCACCCCTATTATAGACTTGTACTTGAATATTACCTTTATCACCTTTCAAACGATATGTATTTGTTTTACCATTTCCAGGTTTTCTTGGACCCATAGCAACTTTATCATCAATCTCATCTGAATCAACAGTAATACCGAATTTTTTCTTTGCGTGTGTATATGCGTGTTTCATCGCGCCTGAAAAATCCTTATGGTACAATTCATATCCTGTACCAGATATTTCTTCAAACTGCATAGAATGTTGACCAGTACCTTGCTGAACTTTTTTTGCATCAGCATATTTCTTATACGGCTTTCCTTGATTTACAAATTTACCCTTGGTCATACGTTGCACTTGATATCCAGATTTTTCTTTTGCTCCCATTCTATTGTTAGGATGAGCATCTGACAGATCAATGACACGAATTTTACCTTCTTCGGATGCCTCATCAAGTTCAACAGATTCTTTTACAGCATTTTTCTTGCCGTGATCCATAACCTTTTTTCCCATAGGTGTAAGATTACCCTTTTTATCATACATAGTGTTAATAAGTTTTTTTTCTTCGGCACTTAATTCATTAAGTTCAACAGATTCTCCACGCATGGAAGCCAAAGATTTTTGTGTGGAAGTCATTGTGCGAGTAGGTTTCTTACGTCCAGTTTTTGTACGGCCCATCGCGGCATCATGTTTGTTGTTTCTTTCGCGCTCTTGCTTGAGCCAATCACCTTTCATTTTAGGTGCTTTTTCATCAAGAGATTCTTTTACCAATCTAGTCATGTTTGCTCCCATATCACCCATTGCCATTGATACTTTACCATCTCTATCATAGAGGTAATGTTTTACTTTTGCTGCACCTTCGCCTTGTTTAACCAAAGTAATTTTTCCAACTTTAGATTTACCAACAATAGATTTAAATGTTACTTTAAATGTTCCCTCTTGCTGTTTTGAAATTGAAGAACCGTATTTTATTTTTACTGTGTCGCCTTTTTTCAGATCATCAAATGTTGATTTGAAATCTGTAGCCTCATCAAGTTCAACAGATTCTTCAAGTTCAAATGCATCAAGTTCTTCTTCTATTTCTAAAAGTGCCTCAAGAAATTCCTCTTGAGTTACGTCATCTTCATTTCTAGTTTCGTTTTCTTTTATAAATTGAAAAATATCTTTCATCTTATTTGCCCTTTACTTTTGCTGCTAAGTCTGAGTCTGCTTTGCCCCAAGTACCACTTGACTTAGTTACAAATGAATTTACTCTTGCCATACCCCATTGTTGTGGAGTCGTTCCTGGTCTATGTCCTGTGCGCCATGCTGCCACACCTCTATTATAAACTTTCTTTAAAATACCTACTGGCATTCCAGATTTTTCTGCTTTGTTTTTGAGACCTTTAGTATTCTCATTCACATCTTCTGGTACACAATTTGGAACATTTTTACCTTTTTTCTTTTTCATTCCAACTTGTTTGTAACCATCCCAACAGTCCTCATCATACATCTGCTTGAATTTTTTTGTATGTTTAGAAGGTTTAGTTTTTGCATCGGCATCCCCAGGTGCTGGTTTATATGCACGATCATTATCATCATCCATCTTTGCACCTTTTTTGAAATGTGCATCTCTTTTACTTTTTGTGGATTTTGACATATCACCAGCATAATACTTTGCTGGTTGAGTACCCTCTTTATCTTTAATATCTGAGTCTTGGGCTACTTCTTTTACTTTTTTCTTACTAGGAATATAGTTTTTTTCTGCTTCCTTACGATATGAATCTGTTCCAAGTTCATTCACTCTTTCTTCAATAGGCTCAACTGAAGTAATCCACTTACGAGTTGTTGTACCATCTTCCTTTTCAAGAATCAAATAATTTGAACCTCTTACTTGGATAATTGCTTGCTCTTGAATGTTTGTAATCATAACCATATCACCGACATTAAAGATATTACCCTCAACAAACTGTTCTCTTATATCAGACACACTTTCCAGTTTGACATGATTGTGAAACTCATTTGCTTCTTTAAGGCCCATACCTTTTCTTACTGCATTAAACAATTCTTTTGCATCTTTGTCCGACATAGTTGTAGGTAGACCCTGTGCAAAAGATACAAAATCATTGTCTTTTGCCGCTGCGCGTTGTTTAGTTCCAGAAACACCTTGAACTCCTTCAGAATCTGGATCACGCTGTCCAGCACTAATAACACTTATTGTTTTAAAATTATAGAAACCATGCTTTCCCTTAACACCATTATATTTTTGAAGGCGAGTGTCAAATTCATCTACTCTATCACTACCCACCACCATAACAAGATTTTGGAAACCTTCATCATGCATTGCGCTTGCCGCGCTCCATGCATCTTTCACTGATGTATTCATCATAATACTACGCGATTGTTTAGGAAACATCTTACGCAAATATTTAACTTTTTCGTTGTATGATAATGGATTTTTTTTATCATCATTAGTTTGAGAAACATAAACTCTGTAAGGATTACGACTTGCTTTTTTACTAAGAGCATTAAGTATGAGACCGTGACCAGCAGTAGGTGGATTCATTCTACCGAAAGTAAAATATACTGTCTTTTCTTCTTCTACTAGATATTGCTTAAATGATGTAAAATTAACTGCCACGTTTCTCAGCCCCTGTATCTGGCGAAGTTTTATTTACTTTACCGAATCTTTCTTTTTCTCGCTGTCTCACAACAGGCAACATCTTCTTTGCAATCGCTTTAATTCTAGGTTGCATTTTAGCAATTCTTTTTTCAATTTCAATTTTACGCGCTGTACTCTGATCTTGCTTATCTGCGCCCTTTGTAAACTTCTTAATAAGAACTTTCTTCGCCGCTTTTTCAGCCCTTTTCATCAAATCACCTTGAGTTGCTTTGCGCCGTAATTTTTTCTCTCTCTTAATAGCATTTCTCTTGGCATGTCTCTTAAACATTCTACTACGAGCAAGACGTTGCTGCATATTTAAAACTTCATCAAGGTTATCTGAGTTATCGCTTTCCTCTGATTCAACAGACTCTTTAAAATTCTTGCTGATCTTTTTACCGATTTTAATGCCTAAATCATTGCCAAGTTTTACAAGTGCATTCAAGCCCTTGCCAGTTTGATATGCTGATTTAAGCATACCTATCATGATATCTGTTGAAACTTTTGCGGCGGTTGCCAACATTACAATCTCTGCCATTGGTGGCATATCTTCAGTTAAGTTTTCTGAGTTATCGCTTTCCACAGATTCTTTTGCTGCCATTACTGGTTTTCTGTTATCCTTATAAGAGGAATAACTTTTAGGAAGTCCATCAAACTTGTCTCTCCTAAATCTTAAATCTTTTCTCTTTGCATTTTTTACTTCATTCCCATAATCTTCATCACCCTTATCGGCACTCTGCCCAAAGGCAGAACTTCTCATGGCATCTAAATCTTTTTGAAGTTGTTTCATTCTGCTTTGGGTCTTGCGGTTGACCATGCGAGAACCTGGTCTCATCTGAGCAAGTTCATCAAGTTCTTCGCGAATTTTTTTGATTTCATCTTTATGCCTAAGTCTTGCTTTTCGCAAATCAGCATTTCTGTCTATACGATCTTGTTTTCTATCAAGAGGTGTTTCTTCAGATACAGAAGGTTTATCATGGGTATATCCCATTTTCTTCATTCTTAAATGATCTTCTTCTTTTTCTGCTTTGTAACCTTTACCCGTTTTTGGGTCATACATCATATGTGGTTTAAAGTCTTTTGACTCGAATAATTGCCTGAATGTTTTCATTAGTTCCTACCTGCTTTGTCCCATCCTTTTATAATCTCTGGAGAAAAGTTGTTGTATGAAAATTCCATACGATCAACAAGTTTCACCGCTTCACCACCAAGTTTATCAATTGCTACATAACCTTCTTCACCAGTAACCTTAAATCCATCTTTGGTCTGAACAAAGGTATCTATTTTCTTCATACTATTAAGGTTATTTATAAGTTTTAATTTTACAACTACGATCAATTTTTGCAAATCAAACATTTTTTTAAGGTTAGATTTGTTTTTTGGTGAGAAAAACTTCAATAATTCATCTCTTTTTTCGGCTTGGGCAGTCTTACCTCTGTCAGATTTTCTCTTATCAATTTCTTTCTGAAACCGCATCTTATGCCAATCAATAAGATTATCAACATGCTGGTGTGTATCGTCCACAGTTTCACCCTTGCGAACATAGGTGTTATTAAATGTTTCTATAGATTGAGCAAGGTTTTTATTACCTTCAAGATATTTAAGAGTGGACGATGAAATAGAATTAAATAATCTACCTATCTCAGATAAATTCTGATTCACATCATTTGTATCTTTTTCACTCATTGTGACATGACTAACACCTCTCAATAAGGCATCTTGGCTCCAAACATTCTTTGATGTTTTAAATCCACTTACATCAACATCATAAACTGCGTTCATATCTTCAAACGCATCACCGACATAAGAAGTATGCCATACAATTCCGATCTTACTATTCAGTACATTCTTGGCAGTATCTGAATCAGCGTCTATCGCGTATAGTATGGTATTGGGTTGAAAGGTGACGTATCTTTTTCCATGAATCGTTTTTGTTGACAAATCGTTTCTGGAATATAAGAAGTCTCCTTGGACCACACCTTTGATGCCCAACTCTGGCAAGTACTTGAGTGCGTCTTGTAACTTAGCATTAAGATCACCAGAAGTATCAGCATCAATATCAGTTGCAGATTTATAGACTTTAGAGTTTTTGTTGAATATGCTTTTTTTGGCAACAAAAAAGCGGTTATCACTCGGATCAATACCAGCAAATATAGCAGGAGAACCATCCCATTTAACACTTACGTTTCCTTCCTTAACTCCACTCAGCACATCTCGCATATCACGTAACGCAAAAATCGCTTGTCTCGTACCATTCACACCACCATATAACACTTTATCTTCAATATGCCTCATATGCATATTCTTTTTATTACTTGCAGAATTTACAAAGTCTTTCATAAAGTGTCCTTCACTTGTACTTAAAATTGTATATTATTTATATAAAAAAACCCTCACTTTAAATGAGGGTTTGATGTGATCCTATCAAGATGTTACTTGATAAGGTTTATTCCACTTTCCGATATTGATATCAATATACCAACCAACATCAAAATAGTCGGTCATGATATCAGAATTGTCGTGGTTGCCATTCATCATAACATCTTTGAGTTTGGTCAAGAACTTTTCAGCAACACCACTATAATGACTTGCAATCCAGTAGTGGTTTACATCGTCATGGGTAGAACCAAAATCAATTGACCCTTGAGACAAGTTAACTACGAGTGTGGAATGATTATCTACACCAATAGAACCTTTCATACCGTACTCTTTCAGTACGGCTTTAATCGCGGGAGCGAGAGATTTTTTCTTTTCTTGAGACATATAAGCCATTTGGAAGCCCTTTCAGTGACTAGGATGATTCTCTTTACTCTTATAAACTAGCATAACAAACTTGCCGTGTCAACAATTAAATCTTCAAGTTGATCGTGAACTTCATCAAGATCATCAAAAACATAAGATTCAAATGTCACTGTATCATCTGAATTTATTGTGTAAGTCACATCATAGCCGTGTGCAAACTCATCCAACATATCATAGTTAAATGTAGAATTTGGTTGAATTGTAAAACCGTAAGTCATAGTTTCTTTTCTCCATGTAAATTCTTGGCATCAAAGGTCAAAGGAGTCCAAAGTGTACTGAAACCCATTTGAGCCAAAGTAGTTAAAGTCTCGGCAAACCAAACCTCATAGAAGTTAGGATCATGCTCTTTCAAACTTCCTTGATTGTGAAGCATATCATACCGCTTAATTTCTTTGACGATCAAAGGCGCATTTGCCAACCGCGCATCACATAGTGCTTTCCGCTCTGCCCGATTACCGACATAACTAGGAACCTTTGTAAGAAACCAAACACCTTTTGCTACCGTATCACCAAACAGTTTTTGAATATCTTCCATTTCAACATCTGTATCTTCTACAGTGTCATGAAGAACCGCGATAGTACCAGCAAGTTCAATATTGGCTTTATCAAATCCAATATTGGCAAGATGATCCATAACCATACTCGCAACAGCGATAGGATGAGTCACATAATCCTCACCAGTAAATTTCCGCTTTTGACCAGCATGGGCAACAGTCGCAAATTTAACAGCATCATTATAATTCATAGTCATGAAGAACCCTCCAACTTTAAAGACATTAGAACCATTACCATCATACCCATGGCAGGAACTGTCAATTCAAGTAAAAAGAAACTTACTGAACATAACAGAAATATTAAAGTTGACGATTTCATAAGATTCTCCTTTCAAAGAATATATATCATATGGGCTATGCCTTGTCAAGTATATAAATACAGTAAACCATGTTATAAAAACGGATATTACAAATGAAAACATTTCAGCAGTTCAGTGAAGCATTTGATACCAAAGTCAAATGGAAAACTATAAAATAAACCAGAATTACTTTCTTCCTACATCTATACACATTGCTACAATAGCAAATACTATAGGGACTGCAACCATAAGAATAATAATTTCATTCGTCATTTTAAAAATTCTCCTAGTGAATTGGTGTTCTCAATTCGGTCTTTAGCGATATTATAATAGTCTTTGTCTAGTTCAATACCGATAAAGTCTCGGCCTAAGTTTTTTGCCGCAACACCTGTTGTTCCACTGCCCATGAAAGGGTCTAGGATTGTGTCGCCTTCGTTGCTCCATGAGATAATTTGATCGTTTGCTAACTTATCAGGAAATGCCGCTGGGTGCTTAGTGCCAACTTCAACACTATTTCCACCACCTACAACATATTTAAAGATATTACTTACCTTAACTTCTCCCGTAAGTGAAACTTTTATCTTTTTAAAGTTTCCATCTTTGTCTCTAGTAAAACCCTTAACCCTCTCAGTACGTTTATCATTCCACTTATTTTTTCTTGTTCTCATAATAGGATTAAAAGTTTTGGGGGTTCCTTTTGACCAAACAAACATATATTCGAACTTTTGGTAGTATCTATTACTACCGCCCACAGGTGGTGGGTTGTCTTTTTCATACATCATTGTGTCGTGCAGATTAAATCCACACTCCATAGCCCATAACGCCTGTTTAAATGATGTGCCTGTTTCACTACCCTTCATCGTCGCATCACCAACCACCCAAACAACAACACCACCATCTGTTGTAACCCTGTGTAGGTCAGTTATAACATCCTTCCAAACGTGTTCACCCCATTGCTCATTATTGCCGTTATAAGTGCGTAGATTGTCATAAGGTGGGCTAGTAACTGTTAGGTCAACAGAACTATCAGGTATTTCTTTCATGCGACAGCAGCAATCACCTTGCATCAAATTAATAATTTCATTCGTCATTGTCATGAGTCCCAAAATCACCATTATTTACTAGAATAAACACACAATGCACTACTATGTAAATGCAGCCTATATTCACAAAGATTTCTGAAGTCATCTTATTCTCCCCTTATAGTTTTAAAGGTTTCATTACCAATCATGAGCGTAATACAAGTCATTAAAAAGGATAGTATTAAAAGCACACTCATAAAAAAGAAGTGACCGAAGTTTGGATTACTAATCATCTCAATAAAGAAATGACCAGTAAAAATCCAACCGCTTATCATACCCGTAGAAGAAAATACAAACAATAAGTAAATATATGCCTTCACAAAGATATTCATTATACTTCTTTCCTATAAAACAAATCCTCAATAACATCTATCACGATACGAGTAGACATAAAAGTAAACATTGTACTTAACCAAATACCAAAAGAACCATAGACCATTTGCTTTGTAGCCGTCCAAGGAACACCATCTGTTGTAACAGTGTCAAAGAGAAAAATAAAGGTTATAAACCACATTGATGCAGTTACACCAATAAGAGTTAAACCAAACATTGCAGATAATGCATTATCAATAGTTGTACTAATACGTTTCATTTCATTTCTCCATTAAATATACGCTATAGCGCAAAATCATTGAATATACGCTATAGCGCAAACTATAGCATATATCATTACTATTGTCAATCTTTTCTTCGTGTTGTATCAATATGCCCATTCTTATATGCCAGCCATACCGTTACTATCGGCCCACCAATTATAAGAGCCATTCCAAAGAGTATATCACCCAAGTTAGTAAGTGCTACCATTAAATCCATTACCAAGCCTCACTCATTATTTCACTTCTATATTCGTTCAATGAAGCAAGATAGTTTTTCATTTTGCTTATAGCGACACGCTCACTTACCGCTCCATAAATTATGGATGCAATATCATCGTCACTATAACACTCTACACAAATATCCCAACCATCTTTATTATAGTTGCGAATAGCGAAGTTTTTTACACAAGCCACAAGTTCTGTGAGTTCATTTTCTTCATATTTAAAAGTCATAAACATTCTCCATGATCATATGCACAGTGTACAGTTTTCTTATCTTTCCAAGCAAATATTACCTTGTAATACCAACTCTCATTCTTGTTCCTTAGTATCTGCAAAGGAGAACTATCAAGACCGCCTTTGGTGCGTTCCGCAACATACTCTTCAACAGTAAAAGAATTCATTAATTCTTTCATAAACTTTGCTTTGGTGAAAGGTCCACCATACTTAAACCGCGCAATAAAGAGGTCTTTTGGTTTACCAATACGGCTTGGATGAACATTAACACCATTTGGCGTTACAGAAGGCCAAACAGGGCGACCCTCATAATCACCAGTATAGTGAAGGTATCCACCGTGATATGTGAAGTCATTTTTATTGAACTGAGTCATTTGCTTCTCACTTTCTATCATATGTTACACTTTACTCATAACGTGATTCTATTCAAGAGTCAAGTCATATTTTATGACATTCCACTAATAATTCTCATCTTCATCTTCATCTTCAGTAAATAGTTGACCAGTGTTATTTGCTACAAATAACCAACCTAATACACCCATACACATTAGGTAGCCTGAGAGTGAGCCTAGATACATGAGTACTAACCCCATTCCCCCAAATACTACCGCGAACATAACCCATAATCCATTCATTTTTAACACCTAACTAACTTACCACCGACATTACAAGTGGTGATGTTTGAGTTTAAATTATTATAATTTGACCTTGGAAGGTTATTACAGACCTTTACTGTCTTATAACCGATAATCCTAGCAGTGGGCGTATTCAACGCTGTATGACGCCCTAGAAGCGCACCTATAGCACCCGCTATGTACTTACCACTACCATTACCAACTTGACTACCAATCAATCCCCCAAGGGCCATTCCAGCCCACTCATTTTGCGTTTGATATACTGGAACCTTTACTAAGGCACACTCTTGAGCAGTGGCATGTCCAGAGAGTAGGACAGAGGCCACCAGAAGCGATTTGATCATGCGACTGCCAACATTGAGAAAGGAACTTGAACATCAGTCATACCATGCCGACCATAGTTCATATTGACTACAGCCTTTTTGCTGTTGATCTTAACAATAGTTCCGGGGGTCTGTTTGGTCTTTTGAACGACCATAACTTTTTGCCCTACCGAAAAAGTGGCTTGGGCGGCGATAGTTTTGATCTGATTTGCGTAATGCATAATCTGGCTCAGTTCAGTTTGGTTCATTTTCATCATTGCTTGCTTGATTTCAGTAACAGTCATTTTGCGTCCTTTCAAGACTAAGTGATTCTCTCTACTCTTATAATCTAGTATAAAAGTAGAGATTTGTCAAGTATTATCCAACTTGTGCATTAATGATTTCAACCAACTGATCAGCAAAAACATTATCAAGTTCTTTGTCAGTGATCACATTCATTTTCCGCACTCGCTGAAACTTAATGTCATAAAGGTCATGACCGTTCAATTCAATTGAAACATAACCTTTCCACTTAACCATACCGCCAGTTTTAAACCGTAAACCATCAGTGCTGGTCTTGACAAAATCTTTTGCGCCCCAAGCACCAAAGGCCCAGAAGTCTAACGCTTTGATTTGGTCACGAATTGTTTCTGCGATGTTCATGTGATTCTCTCTTTCTCTTGATTACACATATTCATAACATTTGAATTACATACTGTCAAGTTGTTTTTGTATTTGTTCTTGTACAATTGGCGGTATTTTTAGATTATGAGATAACTCTTCTTCCTCATAGTCTAATTGTAGAAATGCTTCTTCCTCATCGTCTAAAGGTTTATTAATAAGAGCAAAGTAATTGACCAAATGATCAAGGGGGTTCTCACACATGCTTCGGGCCATCCGATCCAAATCAATGGTATTGGTCAAGTAGTGAAATGCGAAATAACTGCCGTGAGTATCTATTAACGAATTAGCGAACTCAACTCTCTTGTCATAAGTTTCTTTTGTCACCATTATTAGTCATCCTATTGCTTTTCTTGTTTCATTTCTCGCAAGATTTTAACAGCCTCTTGTCTACATTCTGCCCGGCTATTTTCCCATGGGCTACTATCTATCAGCAATCCCTGATAACGATGCGTGGCGGTCCTACACCCCACGCTATCTGTTGAGATGGAAATATCCTTGGTCAACCAATATTTATTATTCATCATTTATCCCCTAATCTAACAATGCCTCTAACTGGCGAGTTGCATCACGTAAGACCATTTGAGCATCACGTAAGCAAGACTCTAACAGATAACCACCACCTTGATAAAGGCTGTTTGTGAGATACTGAATTTCTTCTTCACTATCAGCAATGCACTCTTTCAAGGCAGAAATCTTTGCGGAGTTTGTCCATTCAGTCATAGTCTTTTCCTTTACATTGGAGTTTCAGTAACAATTATGCGGCGACCCAGATTTTTCATTATTGCGTTTTCGGTGTAAACTTTTACCGCCCCATCGTCATACATGACAGTGATCAGAGTTTCGCCATCAGCATCATTATGGATTGATGAAATCTCACCAATGCCAATACGCCCAGAAGCGTAAGGCCGTACAACACCCATTCCAACATCAAACATCTTTGCTTCCTTTCAAGACTGATTACTCTTATGTTATAGAATCAAAAAGGGGGGTTGTCAACCCCTAAGTCATACTAGGGGTTGATTGTTCATCTTTTATTTTTTGAGCCTTGGTAAAAGATTTCTCTTTACCGTTTAACCAATACACCCCAAAAAGACTGTCACTGGGGTCAAAGACATGAAGTGACTTAGATATCTTCATGAAAACTCCAAAGCAAGAATAGAGGGTCACGTACTGACCAGGATTGGCGATGGATGCCTGTAGAGCATTTGCTCTCGCTTCGGCTTCGTTTGATCCCGCTTTTAACATTAGCAAATGACTCCTTTTGCTGGGTACATTATATGAATACATGATTCGTTAAGGATTGTCAATAGTTATTTAATCACTCTTTACATTTCAATTAGGGTTGCGAGGTGATTGAGGGCTTTTGACCGGGCCTTCATTTCCTTCAGTGTCATTAGAACAAGTTGTGTAGTGGTCAGGCTATTCCGCTTTGACCAAACAGCATACATATCATCCCGCTCATATACGACTTGATACTTTGTACCCCGCGCTTCAAGAGCATACATCATTTTGTTGTTTTCGGTCATGGTGGTTTCAACGATCATAGACATATTTGGCTCTCTCTCTGCTGGGTACATTATATGAATACATGATTCGTTAAGGATTGTCAATAGTTATTTGAGATTATCGGGCTTTTCTGCCATAGCCATCCAATCTTCTTCCCGCAAGCCATACCCAATATCATATCCTTCATAATAAGCAACATGGTGGATGGGCCAAACTTCTTCACCATTCTTTTTAGGCTTGTTATTCATACCATCTTTCATACCGTCATCAAATGCATTTTTTGCACCTACCAACCAGGAGGTGTCATCTTCTTTATTCATCTTCTCTTTCCTTATTAAAAATAAAACTCTTTCTAGAGTGCATAGATAATCTATTTGGTCGTGATTGTCAAGACTTGATCAGTAAATAAAATAATTTATTTTAGGGATTGACAAACAGGATACAGGCGTGTTATAGTGAACTGACAACCTATCCGAATCAGCCGCCCCAAGCATACCTCGTCAATCCATCTTAACACGAAAGTAGTATGAATGTCAAGACAAAAAAAACCACCCGATTGGGTGGCCTTTGCTTCGCTATCTTGAGGTTGATTAATAAGAGGTCGCGTAAATCATATCTTCCACTGCTTCCACGCAACCTTCGGTCTCAAGAGCGGCACAAACAGCCGCCTCAAAAACCTCAACCACATCATTACCAGCAACTGTCTCGGAACCTCGTATAGTCGCTTGAATACCATCTCCAGGAAACGCTGTGATCGTACCTACCTCATGATAATGAAAACCATCAACAGTATAACCAATGCTCCAAATAGGAGTGTTATAATCCCACTCACCATCACGATCTAGAACCCGCTCCATATTAAAATGAATTGAATTATCGGAACCACGACGATTAACCTCACGCGCCATATAACCATGACCAGTGATATTCGCTGAAACTGCACTTTGCATCTGAAACTCTCTTTCTCAACTGTTTCCTTCAATTACAGTTATGGCATGATTCGTAACCATTGTCAACCCTAAATCTTTAAGAAAGTATGCCCCGCACCTCATGTTTTCCCGATAACTTTCAATCTCGTACACAAGACATTCCAACATCTGAACAATACATATTATCCTATCTCAGCAATCATCTTTCTGGT